CTTGCGAATCTTACGGGGATCGATGTAGCGTAATTCCAGTAAACCTTGGCGAGGACTTTTAGGATCGATAATTTTGTGATAAAATAATCTCCCGTCAACATACCAACGACGGAAGATTTCATAGGAACGGTTTTCAAAATCGAGGAGACGAAGGATTTCGTCAAACTCCTCTCTCATAAGTTTTTTAATTTTATCTGAAACCTTAAGGTTGGTAAGTTCCAACTCAACAGGCACATCGTCAAAATTTCCACAAATAGTTTCGTTGACAATATCATCAACAGCACTATCACATTCTGGTTGCATGACCATTTCCCTATAACGGGTAATTAATTCATGGTCATTGCGAACAGTGCCATCAAAATCTACAGAATATCCATAGTATCCGCCACCGACAATCGGTTGCGAACCATCCATATTATCTTTCTGAACAAAAGAAGGTCCCTTGGGGACCTTCTTCGCTCTCTCAAGTGAAAATCCGAAGAGCTGATTCGACATTATATTCTAAGGTTATTGGTCCTGGTCTATTTAGGAAACTTCCAGATCAGTCTTTTTCGTTAATTGCTTTGGAGAACTGAACCTGGAACTCAACTGTGAATTCTTCGATAGCATCATTGTTTCCGTAATCCAGATCAATGGAAGAAACATTGCTAGGGAAGCAGTTAAAGAACTTGTAAGAACGAATTCTCTTAGAAGACTTACCTTTGCGCTCATCGCGGGACAACTGGTGAACAGTCAGATCCTTGTAGTAATCAAGACCTTCGCCAGATTGGAAGTTTGCCTCAGGAAGTTGGATGTAGTCAATCCAATCTTCAAATGCATTTCTAAGTTTGAAGTCGGAGTTGTTCATAACAGTAACAGTCCAAGGTTCAAAAGTTCTGTCGCCAGCAACCTTCAAAGTACGACCACGGAAGGGAACTTCAATGATACCCAACTGGAAGGAAGGAATTTGTGCGGCACGAACAATGAACTGTGCGCTTTTTCTGATCTCGCTATCAACACCGATCGCGGATGGAAATTGCAGACCCACCTCAAATAGGTTAGGTCTTGCAAAGCCATTAGAGACCTTTGACTTAAACCTGTTAATATTTTCTTGTGACATTAGCCGTTCCTTAAATTTTTTTGGTGCTATGTTTATTTATTAAAACAAAAAATTTCAGACCCTTTTTAGGGGGTCTGAAATCGAATCAAATTAGATTGTTAGATCAGTTAGCGACTTCGTTGAATGCAACGCCAGAGCGAGTTGCGACAAAGTTCAGAGTGATGTAGTTAATAGTGCGGGTGGGTTTGACGAAGATGTCCGCTTGGAACTCACCACGATCAACTGCCTCAGGAGGGTTATTAGAAGCATCACACTTGACCAGGAAGTCAGTGATACCACGACGACCTTGAACATCGCGCAGATAAGGTTCGACGATGTTTCTGAAGAATGTGCGTTGCTCTTCATCATTCTGTTCAAACAGTTGAGTCTTAGCAGCAGCACCAATGAAACGCTCGATAGTCAGGAACAAACGACGGACGTTAATTCTGTCGAAAGCGGAAGCGAATCCGAGAGCAGTCTTATCACCGTAAAGGACAATGCCTTGACCAGGGAAAGATACGATTGGGTTGACGCGAGCGGAATACAGTGTATCACGCTGTGACTTGTTAGGTGTGTATGCCAGTTTAACTGCATTGTTCAGAACACCGCGAGTGAAACCAGCGGGAGAGAACCAAGGATCGGCATTAACTGCGGTTTGCAGGCAAAGACCAGCAACGTCACCGTTAGTAGGAATATAACGATAAACATCGTTATACTTGTCATAGATGTACTTGTAACCAGAATCCAGAACCAGGTAAGAGGAACTAGGAAGTTGATCCATGAATGCTACGATGTTATTTGTAATCGTAGTAGGATTGGTTTCGCCAATGACATTACCACGGCGAGGTGAAGCAAACACCATGCAATCACGACGGGATTCTGCGATTGTAACCAGGCTGGTGATCTTAGCAACAGCAGAAGAATCATCCGCACCAGAAGGACCAGTCAGGATAAAGTCAATGATTTGTGCTTCAGCGTCCAGAACCAGATCGTAAGATGTGGAAACATCAGCGTTACCGATGTTGTAGAAACCACCCGAAACAGGATAGTCAACACCAGAAGCGAGACGATAGTAATGAGTAGCGTTCTTCTTAGAACCAATGGTTGTAGCACCAGAAGGATATGCAGTTGAACCAGCAGCAGAACGGAGCAGGTTGAACTGACGACTATCTGCAGTTTGACCAAAGTTGCCATCAGAAGCAGTTGCAGTTGCTTCGTAAACTTCAGTCTCGTGCTCTGCCCAATAAACATAGTTGGACTTTTGCTTAATTACTGTAGGATAGTAGTTAACTTCACCGACAGTTGTCTTAGCGTCAGATGCCTTAGAAAGACCAACATAACGCTCAAGAAGTTGACCAGGAGTACCACTGATATTACCGTCAACATCAATCACGAGAACATGCAGTTCATCGCGGTGACCACCCTTATCTTTAGCATAAGCAGAAGTGCCAGGACGAGCAGCAACGTTGACCCACTTCAGACCAGGCAGATACTCACGCTCGTTATATTCGTCACGAACAGAAGAAACTGTTACGTTAGTAGCGTTGGTGTCAGCAACAACATCAGTTGCTTTGAATGCAATACTGTCCTTAGTAAGAGCAACATAAAGACGACGCTCCACACCAGAAGTTGCGATATCGCAAGTGTTGGTTCCCTGAGTAATTGTTTGACCAGCAGCGATGATGCCAGTAACACCACCAGAAGGAAGATCGATTTCAAGTTTCTTGTTCGCTGCATCATATGCAAGAACATTTACAGTCTCGTTAGAACCAGAGATTGCAACAGTTGTTGTTGAACCAGGAGTGAAAGAACCGACAATACTCTCAACGGTCAAGAGGATGCTATACTTGAATACTTCGCCACCTGCACCAGATGCAGCAGACACTGCAGCGTCAGCAACAAACTCATGCTCGTTACCTGAACCAGGAGCGGGAAGAACGAGAATCTGATCAGCACCAGCATCGGTTACAAAGATGCCGATAGAATTATTCAGTGTGCCAGGTTCGCGGGAAACCCAATCAAAACTATTTGCTGCGCCTTCGATGTTTGCTTCGTAATCGTCTCTATTCTTAATCAGAGGTGCGGTGCCGCCGTTAACAGCGTTCTTAAGTGCAGTGTTGCTAACTCTGATAGCTTTAAGCAAACCACCATAGCTCAAGAATTGAGCAGCGGTGTACCAGTATTCATAATTATACTCATTGGGTTCGCCAAAACGCTCTACAAGGTCGCGCTCAGATGTAATTTCTACAACTTCATCTACAGGTCCCTGGGCAAAAGGTGCAACTAATACACCGACGTTTGCTGAAGGGACAGTCGAGGTTGTGGTGAGATCTCTTTCCTGAAATACTACTCCAGGAGAGTTTTGTCCAGTTGCCATGTCTTATAACTCCTAAAGGGATACCATATCGGTTGTCTAAGATTATTTATATTTTTCAAACTTCACCTAAACTCCCACATATAGGATTTATCTCCATATTCCGCGACCTTCCACACATCCCCTTGTGCATCCGCAAAATATTCATCCCCTAACCCGTCATCTACAAATCCAAACGGTGCCATATCCTGTTCTATGTTTTCTCTCTGATCATCATAGATACGCTGACGCACATCATTATCATGCATTTGCTTAAAGTATTCTTGCATCGCCATCCAAGCAAAGATGACTAAACACATAGCAAGGTCATCATTACATCCTTCTTCTGCTTGGAATGTTTGACCCTTTGCAATAAAGGTTGTTAGTTCTGCAATAGTATCGTAGTCATTTATAAGAAGTTTATCATCCTCAATCAAAGCTTTAAGATTAGAACACCCAACCTGTTTTACAGCGGTGGACATCTTAACACCTAGTTGAGTTTTCTTACCAGAAAATCCTTGACCCAATTGTTGCCCCGCACGCCCGCGCATTGCTGCCATCAACAGATTCTCATATTCCAGATCAAACTGAATAATATCTGCAACCTGCCCACCAATATCATTTACTTCACACAAGATGTACGCATTATTATAATTCTTTGCTACATCAACAACAATGTTAGGTAAGATGATTGGTTTAATCTCATTATTTCTATATCGCGCCACCATCTTATATGGGATAGTGGTTGTGTCCATCACACAAAATGCTGAATAATCGTTTCCAACGCCACGAGAAACATCAACAGTAATTACATAATTATGGTCTGGTATTACATGCTCAAATACAGCAAGACCTCTATGTTCTTTTAATGGATCATGATATGGCATGATCCTTAATTTACTAGGACTAATTAATGTATCGACTGATCCTAAGAATTCACACTCAAACTCAACTCGGAACTGCTGTTCAGATGTGTTTTTGATCGTCTGTTCCTTCCATACTTCATCACGACCAGGAACCTCTGACCAATGCACCTCTGTAGGAACATATTCATTTGATCCACGCTCTGCATCATGCCAAAGTTTGTAAAACATATTCATCCCGTGAGGGGTAGAAATGATGATAACTTTTGTGGACTTACCAGAAGAAATAGTAGGATAGACAGAACTGAAAAACTGATCAGCAATATGATTCGGAATAAACGCGAATTCGTCCAGGAAAATGACATTAAAAGACATACCCCTGACAGCAGAAGCAGAAGTACTTGCAGCCATGATTTTACTTCCATTTTCCAATTCCAAGGATCCTCTGTTCCATTGAAGAATACCTTGCTGAAGCCATTTTGGAAGATTTTCATAACTTAATTGCAATCTCTGTAGCATCTCTCGCGCAGTTGCTGCTTTGTTTGCGAGGATTGCTACGTTAACATTATCATTGAATAGAACATACCAAAGTAGATATGAAGTAACAATGGTTGACTTTCCAGACTGTCGTGGTAGTTTGGCGATATTAAATCTTTCGGCATGAAATTTTGATACCATCTCCTCTTGGAAATGATACATGTCAAAAGGGATCAAACCTTTATCCAACGAAACAATCTTGATATATTTTTTGATAAAATATACAGGATCTTCAGAACATTTGATAACTTCCTGAACTTCATCAGGAGTAAAATCAATTCTTGTATTTGCTTTCTTTAGATTAGGATTACCAAGATACTGGTCAGTGCTACTCATGTTCTATTCCTTACAGGCCAAGTGATTTCCATTCCCACTGTTAATAAGATTGCAAATCCAAATACAAAGATGGGTGTCATACTAAAGTTCCATACTGCCTACGGATTTCGCGTAGTTCTTCAAAATTCTTTTGCTTGGTTCCGCCATCATATGCCCAAGCGTAACCTTCTTCAATCATCAATTCATTTAGAGATACTTGAGCGTCTCCGATGTAAAGCCAACCGAGGAGTCTACCATACTTGCCCATACCACCAACCAACTCAGTACGAATAACAAGATCATCATCCCCAGCAATGGCACCATCCAATTTCTCTTTGAGCCAATTCGTCGCATCGATACCTAATTCCTTTTCTTCCAGATCTCTTGTTCTCTTCTCTGGCGTATCAACTCCTGCAATTCTAACTCTTTCTTTCTTGTATAAGTCAAACCCAAGATCAATGGTGACATCAATAGTATCGCCGTCAAGAACACGATTGATCTCCGTCACTCGGAAGTTGTAACAACTCTTCCTGTTTGGGGGTGTCATGGCTCCCATTGGATTCCCTCTCATCTATACCTAATATATAGACGATTACATAAAAAACTCCTGCAAGAAGTATTACTAGACACCAGATAATACTCCAAGTTACATCATTAACGTCTTCAAGAGGTCGGAGGATGAGGTTCATTCCATTGGTGTTTCATATCTTTATATCTAGGATTGGTCTTCGCTTCGTGATGGCACATTATACTGAATTCATCACAACAATCACACCAGGCACGTCGTGCATCTGGTGCCCCTAATGCTTTTTTCGCCACAAGTGTAACCACTCCCTCCAAAGGCGAGCACATTCGTCAGACTTATTTTGAAGATGGGTTTCTCGATACACTTATGGGTTTCCTGGATCTATTCCTAAACTGATTAAATAATCTCTCCACCAATCAGGATCTTTCTGTCGCTTCCATTGAGGCACTGGACGACCTATTTCGGAATAATATTCTTCTAGAGCCTCATCGATAGTCTGTGCTATCTCCATATTCCTCTTCTTCCTCATCAACATCTGCATACGGGTTCTCCAGATAGGGTCCTCGTTTTCGTAGAGGTTCTTTTCTGACATAATCTTGTTCAGCATTTATAGCTGAAAACCAAACTGCGAGTTTCATCATTATATAAATGATGGCAAGTGGTGCAAAGCATAGAATTAAAGTTAGTTGATACTTCATTTGTGCTTTTTGGCAAAGGGTTCCCAATGCTCCCATCCATATTTATGTACAAGATGCATACCAATGATGGGAACAAATACTAAGAAAAACCCCATAACGCCTAATGCCCATGGGGTTTGCATTGTATGTCGTATGAACAGTTGGACATATGTCATGATTGTTCATGTCCTTGCTGCTCTGATTCTGGATGCGGTTGTTGCTCTGATTCTGGATGATTTTGTTGTTGATTCATGCTGGATAATCCCAATTAATTCCTAGATGATGCATCTTATGTGTTGGTCCCCAACCACCAGTATAGATGTAGGGTACTGTGCGAATCTGACATTGATCACCCACACATAAAAGGTCATCAACAATACGCCAAGATTCCATTACTTCATCTGCATGAACAAAGTGAGATTGATCTCCATTGAGTGCATCAAAAAGAAGTTTTTCATAACCATCAATCGCTCTATCCTGAGGATATGCATGTGTTAAAGTTGCCTCTTCAACATCATCACTCAATCCAGGAGATTTGATATCCATACGAATATCTAAATGAGGATTTGGTTGTAACCGCATGACGATACGATCATTAGTTTCGCCATCATACAAATTAAGAGGAGGTTCTTTAAGTTTGACGACAACCTCTACACACCCATATGGCATCTTCTTGCCAGTCATCACGTTAAAAGGAACTCCTTGCCAACGCCAGTTATCGACGAATAAAGTGCCAGCAAAATAGGTAGGAGTGGTACTGTTAGGATCAACACCCTCTTCAGAACGATACGAGTCATATTGGCCTAAAATAATGGACGGTGACATTCTAGTGGCAGCTAAGACTTTTGTCTTCTCACGTCTTAATTCCCTAGCATTCATACGAGATGGTGCTTCCATAGCAATGAGTGCAAGAACCTGAAGAATATGGTTCTGGAGCATATCACGAACTGCACCTGCAGTTTCATAATACTGAGCACGACCCTCACAACCGATTGTCTCAGTTGCAAAGATCTGAACTTCATCTATGTAATTCCTATTCCAAAGTGGTTCCAACAGAATATTACTAAACCGAGTAGCAAGTATGTTATTAACAGTATCTTTGCCAAGATAATGGTCAATGCGATATACTTGTTTTTCGCGTAGATGTCGCTCCACCACAGACTGTAGACGACCAGCAGATTTATAATCGTGTCCAAAGGGTTTCTCGATAACCACTCTGGAGTGATCTGGGTCATCCAAGAACCCAGCTTCTTTAAGATTGATGATTGCATTTGCATACCTCTCTGGTGGGACAGATAAGAAATAAGTTGTGTCTGCACTATCATCATGAAGTTTCATCAGACTTTCTTTGCAATCGAGATCGCAAGAGATGAAGTCCATCCAAGTAGTGAATTCTTCAGGATAATCTCCAAGTTTCTCTAACCAAACTTCCTTAGGGAGATCTCTACGAGATGCTCCAACAATCAAAATATCTTTTGGAAGAAGTTTCTTTTTCCACAACTCATAGAGTGCGGGAATAAGTTTCTTCTTACACAAATCTCCAGCAGCACCGAAGATAACAATGCGTCTAGTGAGCGGTTCCGTTTCCATCATACTTGTCTGTTTCGTAGTAGTTATTTTCACCTTTTCGTAACCCGAAATATACTGTGGATAGTACAAAGGGTATCGCGATCCATTTAAGTACTTCACC